GGAACTCTATAAACCTACAGCTCCTCCAAGATTCTGGTCAATACCAGGGGCAGCACCACCAGATCAGGATGATTTAACAGCTCAAAACATAGAGACAGGATATCCAGTAATTGACTAAGCAACTATAGGTCAAACTCATGTTCTGACTTCTCAGGATGTGGTTACTGGTAATCCTACTATCGATCAAGCGACTATAGGTCAAACTCATGTTTTGTCTTCACAAGACATTGAGACTGGTAGTCCTAGTATTGATCAACCGACTATAGGTCAAACGCATATTCTGACTTCTCAGGATGTTGAGACTGGTAATCCTAGTATTGACCAAGCAACTATTGGTCAGACTCATATTCTGACTGCTCAAGATGTAGAGACTGGTAGTCCTACTATCGATCAACCGACTCTAAGTGAAACTCCTGGTTTAGAAGCGCAAGATATTGTTACAGGGAACCCTGTAATTGACCAAGCAACTATTGGTCAGACTCACGTTTTGACTTCTCAAGATATAGAGACTGGATCACCGGTAATAGATCAATCTACTATAGGTCAGACTCATATTTTGACTTCTCAAGATGTAGAGACAGGTAGTCCTGTTATAGATCAACCAATTCTTGCTGAAACACCACCACTTGAAGCACAGGATATTATTACAGGTAATCCTACTATTGATCAAGCAACTATAGGTCAAACTCACGTTCTGACTGCTCAAGATGTTGAGACTGGTAGTCCCGTAGTAGATCAATCTACTATAGGTCAGACTCATATTCTAACAAGTCAGGATATAGAAACTGGCGCACCTGTAATAGATCAGCCGTCTTTAGCTGAAACTCCAGCTTTAGAGGCTCAAGATGTTGTTACGGGGAATCCTGTAATCGATCAACCAAGTTTGGGACAAACGCATATTTTGAATAGCGTTGACGTTGTAGCTGGAGATCCGGATTTAGAGTCTCCTACTATAGGTCAGACGCATATTCTTAATAGTGCGGATGTAGAGACAGGTGCCCCGATAATAGATCAACCGACTCTGACGGAGACTCATGCTTTAGTCTCTCAAAATGTCGAAACTGGTAGTCCTACTATTGATCAACCAGCTATAACTCAAACTCATATTCTGTCTGCTATGGGTGTGGTTACTGACACGCCTGTTATTGACATGCCAGTATTTGGACAGATTCATATTCTGACAGGTCAAGACGTAGTTACAGATTTACCCACAATAGGTATGCCTATACTTGCGTTGGAGTTGCCGGTAACGCCTATAGATAGAATTTTGTTTGTATATTTTGAGGACAGGGTCGTTTACGTAGAGCCTGAAGATAGAACTATAGACATTGAATACGAAGACCGAACCGTGCGAGGTGACGATGAAAACTTTTAAAAAAGATCCAGATGGAAAACTCGACTATGCCTGGGATTGGACTGATTGGTTAGACGGTGATACGATATCAAGTTTTGATTTTGATCTTCCTGCAGATTTTACGTTGGTAGACTCTTATGAAGTTGGTGGCGTAGTTACAGCTTGGTTATCTGGAGGATTAGAAAACAAAACTTACACTGTCACTTGTTCTATAGTAACTGCTTTAGGTAGAGAAGACGATCGATCAGCTATATTTAACCTAGAAGAAAGGTAATTGAAAGGAGAAAAATGCTTAAAAAGACAATTAAATACACGGATTATAACGGGAACGAACGAGAGGAAGATTTTTATTTCAATTTAACAAAAGCTGAAGTCGCTGAGATGGAACTCTCTATCAATGGTGGACTTGCTGCTTTAATCACTAAGATTACGCAGGAAATAGATCAAGCAGCTATTGTTGAGTTGTTTAAGGAATTGATACTTAAATCCTATGGTGAGAAATCTCTTGATGGTAAATATTTCATTAAGAATGAAGAAGTTCGCACCAAATTTTCCCAGACAGAAGCTTATAGCGAGCTTTTCATGGAAATAGCAACAGAAACTGATGCCGCTATAGAATTTGTAAATGGGATCGTTCCTCCAATGCCTAATCCGCCACCAGTACCTGTGGAAAAGAACTAATAGTTATATTTAGGAGGCCAAAGATGCTAACGATAAGAATACCTGATCGTGAGCTATTTAATGACGAAACTAGTGAATTTTTTGTAGTAAAGGGTCAGGTTTTAAAATTAGAACATTCTTTGGTCTCCTTATCGAAATGGGAATCTAAGTGGTTAAAACCATTTTTAACGACAGAAAACAAGACAGAAGAAGAATCTATTGATTATATTCGCATGATGACTATAACACAGAACGTCAACCCTAATGTTTATTCAAACATTAACTCTGAAGTAATAGATCAAGTAAGTAATTATATTGCTCATCCTATGACAGCTACAACCTTTGCAGAGAATAGAAGACATGTAATCAATAGAGAAGTAATCACGGCAGAGATTATATATTATTGGATGATAGCTCTTAATATACCTTTTGAATGTCAAAAGTGGCATCTTAATAGGTTGTTAACACTTATTAATGTGTGTAATATTAAGAATCAACCAAAGAAAAAGATGAGAAGAAGCGAAATCTATGCGCGTAATCATGCACTTAATGAAGCTAGAAAAGCTCAACTTAACACAAGAGGATAAGGTATGATTACATTTAAACATAAAGGTAATTTCAACAACACAGAAAGATTTTTTACAAGAGCTCGACGGATCCAGGTTCGTAATATTTTGGAAAAATATGGCTCCGCGGGAGTTTCGGCTCTTTCAAATGCAACTCCACAAGAAACGGGTTTAACTGCTAGCTCATGGGATTATAAAATAGAGCTGACAAGTGTGGGTGCATCTGTAGAATGGTATAATCGTAACGTTGTTAATGGTACACCAATAGCTATATTAATACAATATGGTCATGGTACTGGAACTGGAGGTTATGTTCCACCTAGAGATTATGTTAATCCTGCTATGGCACCTATATTTGATAAGATGGCAGAAGAAATCTGGAAGGAGGTATCCAAAATATGAGTTCTACTGTTGATAATCGTGTTGTTGATATGCAATTCAACAACAAACAATTTGAAACAGGCGTCGAACAAAGTACAAAATCTCTTGATAAACTAAAGAAAAGTCTAGATTTTACAGAGGCAAGTAGAACTTTATCAGGTCTTGATAGTGCTAGTAGAAAATTGAATCTTGGTAATATTGGGGAAAATGTACAGAACATTTCGGATAGATTTTCTATATTAGGTGCTATAGGCTTTACTGTTTTACAACGCCTTACTAATGCAGCTATTGATTTTGGCAAGAAGATGGTCAACAACGTGTTGACGCCAATGAAAACCGGTTTCCAGGAATACGAAGTACAGATGAATGCTATTCAAACTGTACTTGCAAACACAGAATCTAAGGGAACAACACTAAAAGATGTTAGCGACGCATTAGACGAATTAAACACTTATGCAGATAAGACTATCTATAATTTCACAGAAATGACTAGAAACATAGGTACATTTACTGCAGCGGGTGTAGATCTAGATACTTCAGTAGCAGCTATTAAAGGTATTGCTAACTTGGCCGCGGTTTCCGGTTCAACCTCACAACAAGCAAGTACTGCGATGTATCAGCTTTCTCAAGCTCTATCATCTGGTACAGTGAAACTTATGGACTGGAACTCTGTTGTTAATGCTGGTATGGGTGGTCAAGTATTCCAAGATTCGTTAAAAGAAACAGCTAGAGTTAATGGTATAGCAATAGACAACTTGATTGAGCAACACGGAAGTTTCAGAGAGACTTTATCTGAAGGTTGGTTAACCAGTGATGTACTGTTACAGACTTTGCAGAAGTTTACGGGAGATTTAACTGCAGAACAGCTAACAGCTATTGGGTACACGGAAGAACAAATTGTAGCTATTACTAAGCTGGGACAAACAGCTAATGATGCTGCTACAAAAGTAAAGACGTTTACTCAATTGAAAGACACCTTAGCAGAAGCTCTACAATCTGGTTGGACACAGAGTTGGGAGATAATCATAGGTGACTTTGAAGAAGCAAAAGCTGTTTTTACAGAAATTAGTGATACTTTAGGCGCCATGATAGGGGCATCCGCAGATGCAAGAAACAAGATGCTCCAAGAATGGAAAGACATGGGAGGACGCATATATCTTATAGAAGCTATAAGAAATGCTTTCTCCGGAGTTCTTAGCATTATAGCTCCTATTAAGGAAGCTTTTAAAGAAATATTTCCTAAAGAATTTACAGGGGCAGACCTTCTTAAAATTACTGCAGCTATCAACGACTTTGCTAAGAAACTAAATTTGACAGGTGAAACAGCAGAGAAAATTAAGAGAATCTTTAAGGGTGTCTTTGCTATATTTGACATCTTTAGAATGGGTCTTGTAGCTATTATGGGTATATTTCCCAGTTTCTCTGACTCAATCGGACCTGCTAGTAGTAATCTCTTGGATTTCTTAGCTAACGTTGGAGATTTTATAGTTCGGATCAGAGATGCAATTAAAGAAGGAGACTTATTTAATGTAGCTATTGATCGAATAAGAGAAACTATAGAGTTGGTTAGAGGTAAAGTAAAAGAATTTGGTGATGAAGTAAAGGCGCAATTTGAGATTGCATCGAAATGGTTTACTGAGTTATTTGCTAATGTGGATACTTCAGGTATAGAATCATTTTTCGACAAATTTCAAGTACGATTTAAACCTTTTGAGACTTTGTTAAAAGGGGTTGGTGCTATATTTGGTGGACTAATTAAGATAGGTCAGAAACTAGCTCCAAGTTTATTTAAATTAGCTGGATCCATTGGTGAGTTTGTAGGTAAGATTGCTGCAGCTATTGTCGATGGGCTTGCTAATTTGGATATTAATGCTGCTTTTGACACTATCAATACAGGTTTAATAGGCGCTATTCTTTTAGCTATTCGTCAATTCATAACCTCTGGATCTGGGTTTATAAATGAAGCTAGTGGTATATTTGGTGGAATCTCTGAGATTCTAGACGGTGTTAGAGGATCTTTGGAGGCTTATCAACAGAACCTAAAAGCTAAGACTCTATTACTAATAGCAGCGGCAATAGGCATATTAACTATATCTTTAGTTGCTTTATCGATGATAGATTCAAAGAAGCTTACACTTGCTTTGGGTGCGATAACTGCTTTATTTGTTGAACTGATGGGTGCTCAGGCA